AATCGAAAGTTACAGGGCATCTATATTCAGCCCTCAATTTGTTGCAAGCATATCAGCCCCTCTCTATGCTCATTATGTTGAGGTAGCCAAGTTGCAGGAGCAGTACTTTTTATTAGCCGAGCAAACGTTTGGCAATACTGCACTTGTGAGGTCATTACAATCGAATGCCTTAACCCAGACCATCACAGGACTACAATATGCAGGAATTGATATAACAGGGCTTAACAGGGTGCTGAGTACAATTATCTCTGATAACCTAACCATTCCACAAGCCGGAGTATTGATTAAGGCGAATGTACCGGAGGAACTCACACGATATGCGAATGAGATAGTTACCGACTCTCTCTACCAGTACGAGCGGAATGTAACGAAGGTATTAACCAATGACCTTCAATTAGAGCATTATTACTATTCAGGCACAACACGGGAAACTACACGACCATTCTGCAGAACAAGAGCCGGGAAGGTTTACACTGAGGCAGAAGTCAGGTCGTGGGGCAAGATGGGAGATTGGGCAGGTAAGATTAAGGGTACGAACGAAAAAACAATCTTCACCTTCTTAGGTGGCTACAATTGCAGACACAGGTTACTCCCTATCACTGAGGAAAGGTACAAGGAACTAAAAGGGAGAGGGTTGATGTACCCTAAATTATCGGAATCGGTTACAAGGTAAGGCATCAGAGGTTGACCACTCTCTTTCCAGCATACACTATCCCCGTCCTGCACAATCACACCAGCATACACATGGTCTGAGCCGATTGCCATCCATGCACTATCTTTGAGCGTGTTATTAATATACTTGTAAATTGTCAGGGGTTGCACCAATGGAGTGAAGGCGTACTCCATAATTAAGGTATCAGATTCAATCGTGCTATCCTGAACCTGCACAATATTGGTTACAGGAGGCAATGCCTTCTTATCAGTCTTACATCCAATTGCCAATAGGGCAATAATTAATAAAGGTGTCAATGTTTTCATAAGGGTTTATACGGGTTTTATTTGTTTAGGGTTTTAAACTAAAATTAATTAGCTTGATTTTCAACGAGTTACTATTTAATTATAAAAATCCCTTGCATGGTAAATTTGGGCTTCGTAATATTGTAGAACATTTAAACATTAAGACAATGACAACGACAGAAAAAAAGGAAAAGAGACAGATTAGGCTAACAAATTCAAAATTAGCGCAAGCTATACGTGCTAATGGGGGTAAATTTGGGATATTAGAAGTTCATAAAGGCGAAGATTTACTTTTTGCTGATTTTAAGAATAAAAATGGACTTATAAGATATGCCAAGAATCTTACAGAATTAAGGAAGGAATTGAACTGGTAACTAACTCATTCATCAGCATTTTAAAACAGAAATATGGGAAAGCACAAAATTGAAGTAATTGAGGTTACCAAACCAAACGGTGATATTTTTTATCACGTAAGGCTAAATGGTGCATGTGCGGATGTATTCATGGGGAAAAATGACGCAATGGAAGCCGTACTACGATTGAAAAATTCAATCCGTAAGCCGGGTGAAAAAATCATTTTTTCGGAGGAAATAGAAATATGACTAAGATTGAAAAACGGGCATACGTATTCCTGTTCATTGTCCTTACGATTATTGCAGGCATCAGTGGGAACAAGCAAGCGGAACAAGACCACCAATTAAGGCGGATTGACCCATCCTCGAATGAGAATGCTTACATCGGCTTAATAAAGAACATCAAAGCACATCAGGAATTTAGCGGTAAATAACATGGAAGCCCCACTCTTCGACCCTGAACAATTCATTGTCCTTTGCATATTCATTTTGATTGCATTTGGATTCTTCTTTGCAAGTGTTATTATCCTGCTCGTTAAACTTGGCAGGAAGCCGGATTGCGAAATTAAGTTCTACCACCTGCACTCTGAACGACCTCATGTCCCTAAGAAGCGCAAGGGTTGGATTACTAATTGTATTAACTTTATTATGGGAGTGAAGGCAAAATGACCCACATGGAAATATTCACCAAGTTGCAGGGTAACTGGAATCCTGCAACCAACACCCTACACATCAATCTGAATGGCAAAGAAACGTATGTACCGAATAGTGTGGTGAAGGAGGTGAGGTTATCGTGAGTAATCGGTAAAAACCCCTTTTTTAGCGAAATTAGCACTAAAATGCAAATTGGCACTTTTGTGCTAAATTTGTGCAATCGTAGGCTAAAATGGATTCTGGATTCGCAAAGAAAGCACCAAGAGGCAAACCCTTCCAAAAGGGTGATGTTCGCATTCAGCCGAAGCAGAAGCAAGACCCAGAATTCAAAGCCACAAAACGTGACCTCAGAAAACTTGCAAACGAATTAGCGGATAAGACCTACAAAACACCACAGGGAGAAATCTCTGGATGGGATATGCTATTGACAGGGATGCTTTTCTCAGCATCAAAGGGTAATCCGCAGGCAGGGGCTATGTTCTTAACTATTGCAGGCAAATCTAAATACTTGCAACAGGAACAGGATGACAACAGCCAACAAGGCACAGCAACTATAGGACTGTTCAATGCCCCTGAGCATAAGACAGACTTCATTACCGATGTTGAGGATATATGATTTATGACTTCTCAGCCCCAGAGGTTCAGAAGACCTTACTGCCGTTATTCCATAAACTAAAAAATGCTAAAGCAAGGTACGTAGTCAATCTGGGAGGGAGTGGTTCAGGCAAGTCCTTTGCTTCACACCAGTTAGAATTATTTCAATTGCTTCAACCAAGTGCAGGAGATACCCTTGTATTCAGGAAAAACAGTTCAAACCTCAGGATGTCCTGTTATAAGCTATTTAGGGAAATAGCCATGATGTACGGCATTCAGCACGAATTCAAGTGGACATTCTCAGGGGATAATAGAGCCATTATTCACAAGATAACAGGCAAGGGCATTTACTTCTCAGGGGCTAATGATGTGGAAAACCTCAAGTCCACAGCCGGGATGAAAAGGGTGTTGCTCGAGGAAGCCTCCCAGTTCTCTATGGATGATTTTTTAGAGATTGGTCGCAGGGTAAGGGGTAGTGAGGGCATACAATTTATTCTAAACCTTAACCCTATATCAGAGAGGCATTGGGTGAAGACTGAACTATTGGACAAGCCGGAATGGCGACCACATACACAAGGATTCAGGACTACCTATCTAAATAACCCTTACCTGACTGAGCAAGACAGGCTGTATTATGACACGCTCAAGGTATCGAATTATGACCAATACCGGATTTACGCCTTAGCTCAGTGGGGAATTGAAAACAGAGAGAGCAAGTTCGCCTACAATTTCCAAGAGGGCAAGATGACAGGGGAATTAAGATACATCCCTAACAAGCCAGTCTATCTATCCTTTGACTTTAACGTTGAGCCGTTAACCTGCACTGCATGGCAGTTTGAGTTAGGGTACTTCTGCTTCTGCATTGGGGAGTACTCAATTGCGAATAGTGATGTGACTACGTTTGGCAATCTGATCTTACAACACTATCCTAACTCCGACCTATGGATGACAGGGGATGCAACCGAAAAGAACAAGCGCAATATCTTTGGGGCTATGGATGCTTATAATCAGTTAGCCAGAGTACTGAACATTGGCAAGCCGTATATTAGAGTGCCTAATGCGAACCCTTCTATACATTCAACCAGAAACCTGATGAACACCATATTCGCCTCTCACCCCAACGTATTCATTAACCGAACTGCCAAAGGATTGATTTATGACCTCAATAATGTGGAGGTGGACGAGAATGGAGATATTAATAAGAAAAGCAGGGCAAATTTAAGCCAGAGAGCGGATTTTCTGGACACGGCACGATATTTCATGTCCTCCTTTATGTCCAATTGGTTTAGGATTGTGTAATTACTCCCCAAACTGAGGATAATTCAGCCCAGAACTACCAATTTCAAATCCTGAGTTATCATTCCTATTAGGCGTGCTTCTGCTCATGAAGGCACTTGGGAGGTTATTATCAGCAATGCCCTGAATTAATGCTCTTTGGGTAAAGATATCCTTCTTATAGAAGTCCTCATCCTCTTCCTCAGCCATATTCAGTAGTTTGTCCAAGTTCAAACTAGTATAAATGTCCTTCAAGTCTACTGCCGGGCTGTTTTGCATCGTTATCTTGTCTGCCAGTGTAGCCGATGGGAAAGGGTCAAGTTGCGCCATTGCTTTGGTTCTGAGATATTGCTTTGACTTCTCTCCGAACTTTTTTTTAGCGAATTTCATTTGCATTTCACCGATTAGCTGATTGTTGAATCCTGCATTTTTCATCGCCTCCATTTCACCACGCACAACGTCTGATGTAACAATGTCAAACTTCTCAGGGATAACAATTGAGGGCACTTGTTCCTGCCATTTCTTTTGCCCTAATGCAGGTTGCCTCCATGATGCCATGAAGTAATACAATGCCTGTAAGTGTTCGGCAACAGTCATTGCCATTCTGTGCATGGAGTATTCTCCTTCTGAACGGTCATACTCTTTAGCTATGCCCGATTGATTCATTGGTACTTCATCCATGTAATCGAATCCCAGAGCCTGAAAACCTCCTTTGACCTTATCCTTAATGACCTGAGAGATAAATTTCAGCAGTTCAATAGGTCGTTCTACATAATAGGCTGCCGGATTAGGCGTAGCAACTTCACCATTGAGTGCAGGACGTATGGACAACTTCCCGAATGGACTTGAGGGGTAACGTTCCCCTTTGCATGCTGAGCACACATAAGCAGGGAATCTGCCATTGTTGTCAGCCGTTAAGGCTCGTTCAAAGCCTGTACCATTACAGGTAGCACAAGGGTCTGTTTCATGAACCACCATCATAGGGTGCATGTGATTAATCCTTGCTCCATCCTCATCAGACAGGATATTCATTGCCTTAGTGAAGAAGGGTGCAATCGGACTAAGGATTGAGGTATAGATATCCCTACCTTCAATCACTTCCTCTGGATAGCCTCCTGCACGGCATGCTGTCAGTATGCCTGTTGGGTTTGGTATTTCATCATAAAGCACCCAATTTTCATTGCCTTGCGTGTCTTGCCCTTTTTTGAAATGCCTGTAAGAAACGGTATCAAATTCATACTTGTCCGAATGCTCGGCTCGGCTCTTACCGCTGAACCATGTTACATACTCATTATCCTTGAAGTCCAGAATGTACTCACTGAACACAAAGAAGCAGACAGGCATGCCATATTGTGCGTCTGATTCTGGGGCTTTGGCGGGCATAACGATAGTCCATGAGTTCGCATCGGTGATAAAAGACTTAAATCTTTTGTTCCAGAACCAATACTGAAATCCACCATAGTAAGGATAGGTATTCTCAGTGTAAGATTGCAAGTCTTCACCTGTTGCTGTTTGCAGAATCGGGTCTGGGAAGTTGACCGCAAATCCATCGGCCTTGTTTATCCCGTTGAACTTCACCATTATCTTGTTATAAGGGCTTAAAAGTTCATTCTGGAATATCAGAATCCGGTATCGCTTAATGTCATCCGGTTCATTCGGGCGTACCCATGTGAGGATGGTTGCAATTTCCTCAGTTGAGTTAAAGGCAAAGGGTTTTAATTTCTTAAAGTGTTCAATGCCTCTCTTGACGTATTGTGGTAATTTAAAATCTTCGCTTGATGCCATGCTGTAAAATTAATTATATTTATTTAGTTTTGGGGCATGGAATTACTTGAACGCTTAACCGCTAAAACCCCTAAGTTCTGGAAGAAGGTACAATATATCGGGGCATCCCTTGCAACGATTGGTTTCGGCATCTTAGCCGTACCTGCAACATCAGGCATAGCATTACCCCTCCTTGTGGCTCAGATTGCTAATTATGCAGTCATTATAGGCTTAACAGCGGGAGGTGTTTCTCAATTGGCCGTAAGCCCTGAGAAGGCAAAGGAACTGCAATCCAAATAAATTGTTTTCCCCTTTTTTCTTTTTTCCAACTCAAATGAGTATTGACCTGACTATCTCAGCATGGCAATTAATTCTATGCTTCACCGGAGGCGTGATGTGGGTGAGCAAGATGCAGTACGATGTGATGCAGATTAAGAAGAAGGCGACACAGGGAGAGCAAGACCTTAAGCACTTGACAGATACTATCGCTACAATGCAGAAGGAAATAATGCAAGTCCTGACAGACATTAGAATTGCATTAGAGCGCAAGGTGGACAGACATGATTGATTTTATTTTAGATTGTGTATGCAGTTCAGCCGTATGTGTTGGGATGTACATAACCTTTCAGGAAAAAATGATATTCCATTTTTATCACAAATGGCTTTGCAAACTGCCTGTTTTTTTATGCAAACCACTTGGAGGTTGTTTGCCCTGTATGGCATCGGTCTGGGGTGGCGGTTCATTTATAGCCTTTAATTATCTGGCAGAGTTATATTTGAGTTATTGGCTGACCATACCAGCCATTCTTGTTATTTGTTTATTGAATGTTTACTTTTGGGCTTTAATCCCAGAAGATGAAATCTAAAAAATGTGCAACCTGTGGAGGCTCGATTAAGAAGCCGAAACCAAAGAAGTAATGCCTGTCCAATCCAACTTCAATCAGGTTGTGATTGCACAAGTTTCAGGCTTACGTAAACTTGAGGCAGACCCAGCTACACGGTTGGGTGCTGTCATTTCTTTGGGTATCATTGATAGCAGAGTTTGGCGTGATGCTGGAACGATTGCGACGGATGGTACTAAACTCAGCCCCTATTCAAAAGGCTATCTGTACGTGCGTAAGAAGAACAACAGAGGCATATCCAGAGTTAAAATCCTATCCCTAACAGGCGATATGAATAACCAGTTCAATGTTGCTCCACTTGGAGGCAGTGATTACGGTGTTGGATGGTCCGGCATAGGGGCGTATGACAGGAACGGCATTGCAAACATTGCTAAAAGGAACTGGATTGAGAAATATGAACGCAAAAGAATCTTTTTTTTGAATGAAAAGGAGATTCAAAGCGTAATGAAGCAAATATTTAATCACGTTAACAAGATACTCCATGCCGGTAATAGATAATGTAGTTTGTGAAATCAACAAGCAAATGCTTGTTTCCCTGAATAAACCCTCAGAGATGGGTATTTATAACATTGCGGAAATGCGAAGGGATAAAGACACCTTCAAGCCGTATATCTTAGATTCTAATGGCAGGGGTTCTTATGTTGGGGTGAACAATAGGCACGATTTATCATGGTTCTGGCTATTGAATAGCACAAGGTCTGAGGATGGGTACTTTGAGGACGAACGGGAGCAGTATGTTAACTTCACTATCGTATGTCATTACAGCACACGGCAATACAAGGATAGGGCGTACAATGTAGGAATGCAGGTATTGGGCGCATTGCCTGATTACATCGAACCTCAGCCATTTAGTCTATCTATGGCAGTCCTTAAGGTTGAACGGTTGAACCTTGACCAGACCGATATCCTTCAAGCCTATTACGGCATGAATGCTCAGGAAGCGCAAGGGGTGGTTACTGACATTGGATTCTTCTCCATAGATTTAGCATTACATATTACCTATTCAGTCAACTGTAATCCCTTCTGTTAATGCCAGTAGTAGCCACACCTAATTTAGCCCCAGAGTTTAAGAACATGAATCCAGCCGATGGGGATGTTCTGGTCTATAATGCTTCGGATTATTCATGGAAGCCGGGTACATTACGCACAACAGCCTACCGAATCGGTTCTAATGCCATTAACAGGGCATCTACCAACACGACCTCAGAAGAGATTCTGCACACATGGACAATTGGCGCAAATGAACTACCTTCAACCGGAAGGCTAAGGGTTCAATTTTTTGTTGAAACTAATAACAATGCCAATACAAAAAGATTCAGAGTTCGAGCCGGAGGGATTGGAGGAACGCAATATTTCAATGTCAATCTTGACCTTACTGTCTGTACTCAGGTAATCACTGTTGACATCTATGCTAATGGTACCACTAACTCTCAGGTAGGCCATGGGTTACTCACAACCCTGCGCTCAGGGTCTACAGCGAGTTCGAAGGTTACGTCAGCCATTAACACTACTGCTTCATGGACTGTTGTTCTAACCTCTCAGAAGGCAAGTGGCGCAGACACGGTCACGGTGCTTTTTGCGGATTGCTATTTATTTCCTTAATATTGCACCATGCAGATTTGGAACGGATATACCTTCAAATATTTTCAGATTGTTACCTCTGACCATTCGTGGATGCTGACTGGCATTCAGGAGGATTCCAACGGAATTAATATCCTTGTTCTGGGCATTGGGGGCTCATACGTTTCTTTGTACAGCGACAACGGCATATCTTTCTGGTCTGGTGGCGAATTGGCCTTCCAGATTCAGAACGTAACAGATACCCCTGTATTGGTAGATGAGATGGAGCCAGCGACAAGGGATGAAATCATGGTGGCATTGTATGAGGGATTCGCATAATGGTAACTTATGACCGATATCAATTAGTTGCAGGTTCGCAAGCGTGTGCCTTGAGGGGAGAGAAGCCCATAGGTAGTGACCCTATAACATTGTGGACTGGCGGTATTGCCAGTCTTCGCATTGGCTTTTACGGCACAAAAGGGCTTGCATTTTACTCAGGTGGTACAATGGTTTATTATATCGAGGACTTGAGTGTTACCAATATTGTAGTGGATGGCAATGCATGTGTTACTCCTTCTGAGGCCATAGGCTTTATCTACTCTATATTTACATAAATTATTTCTTTTTCTTTTCCATGAATGAAGCCCTTGAGAAATCAAGGGTTTTTTTATTGTGTTGATTGTGTGTAATTTTGGGGCATGGGAAAAATAACACTTTTCAAAATGATAGGGTCGAACCTTGTCAAGAGAGAAATCTCGGCAAGTACTGACAAGCAACTAAAGCGCAAGATTGAAATCTGGGGGAAGAATGGATGGGTGACTGAGGCGAAGCATCAAAAAAATCAGGAATTGGAATCTAAACTGGCACTCACTGAGGCCGTTTTGGAAAACAAAGACCTTGAATTGCAACATGCCGAAGCTAAGGCGCAAGAATTACAAGCCTTATTGGACAAACTGCAAGGGGAGGCTGGGAAGGCGAAAGAATCAGCTAAGAAAGCTAAAGACATCACACCTAACGACCCTGAATTATGAGCACAATAGCAGAATTTTTGCATACCATATTTACCAACTCAGGCATTGAGGTAACGGATGAACAATTGGCAGGTATCGTTAAGGCAACAGCAACCGTACCGCTTCCGGCTGAACTGACTGAAAAGTTCAATCAGTCCTATGTTACCCGTGACCAAGCAATCAAAGGAGACCCTGCATTGAAGCAGGAATTTGCTAAGATATTGCAATCGGATGGAACGTTGAGGAAGGCCATGTTTGCCGAGTTCAGGAACGGGGATGAAGCCATGCTCAGCACATTGGCTACCGAGTACGGTGTTGAGATTGACCCTTCGGCAACAGACTACAAGACCAAGTTAAAAAGCACCTTTGCCAAATTAGCAGAAGCGAAAGCCTCTGGAGATAAGGTAGACGTGAAGAAATACACCGACCAGATCAATGACCTGAATAAGAAATTATCAGGTGTTGAAGCAGATTATCAGGCTAAGATTCAACAGGCAATTGCCGAAAAGGAACGCGAATTCAACAATGAATTACTGACCTCCTATTATGAGAATCAGCTCTCTAATCACACACTAATTGATTCCCCAAATGGTGATACGGCACTGATGAAAAGAATTGCCCTTGACACCATTAAGAATAAACTGCAACTTATGGATGCAGAAATCGTCCGCACCTCAGACAAACGTTTTCAGGTAAAAAGAAAATCCAGCCCAGACCTCGATTATTTTGAAAACGGTAAAACTGTGATGCCGGAAAACCTTATCACGAAAGTATTGGTCGATAATAAACTGGTTAAGCAACAGCAAGTCCAACCAGTGAAAACCGACAAACCACAGTACACGCCTGAATACGGTGCTGAGAACGACTTCCAACGCATCCGAAGGGAGCAAGCGGAACGAGATGCAAAGCAACGTCCACAGGAAAGCTAAGCCGAGAAAAAGACAGTACAGACATTTTAAACAAAACTTAAAATGTCATCTTATTCAACAGGACAAGGCTTTTGTAATGCGCTCCTAATCCACATGGAAGCCCTTGCAAAAAAGAACTATGGAGCATTCAAACTGGATAACTTCGGTACGATTGCTTGTTTAACTAACCCTGAAAACAGAACAGCTATTAACATCGTTAATGAGGCTACTTCTGCCGAAGGACACATCCGTTCATTGGATTATTGGTATCGCCGTAGAAGTACAGTTGATGAGGTTAGGACCTCTCCTGAATGTACTTACGATGCAAATGAAGGAAGATTGGAAGGTACTATCTCTATTGACCAGTACGCTGAACTTGGATTCTCTCTTTCTGAGGAAACCATTGCTCAGTATTGCGTTGATGCAAGCCGTGTAGAAAATTGGTTGAATTCTGGTGCGCCCGGTCAACCTCCTATCTCTGGCAAAATGAATGAGGTTATGCAGGTAGTTATGGGAACAATGAATGCCATGATGACCAGTGTTGAAATCAATGCTGCGAATGCTGTGGCTTCGGCTTTCGGTAACAACTTGGCAAACTCTCCTTCTTCTCCTACCTCTGTATCTCTACCATTCATCTTTGCTGCGACCAATCTGCCGGTGTATAAGGGCATGAGTGACCTACGTCACCAGTTCGCATACCTGAACAGACAGGCAGGCTTACCTCAGATTGTTGGTGGCGGTATCTTCGATATCTACAACGCATCTAATCCGTTCTTCGGCTTGAATCTGGGCGGTATTGATATGGGTAAGACAGTTACACCTAAGCAGTATGACTACTACCCATCTAACGCTGCACCGACTGAGTTTGGTAATGCAAACAAGTTCGCTGTGATTGCCCCTAACTCTGCTATGATGTTCAACAGAACTCGTAACAAAGGTTCTTTTGGTGGATTAAAGGCTGATGGTTCTTATTACGGCTACTTTGCAGCACCATTGCAGGGTGAGAGAATGTTTGATTTTGATATCGTGTTTCAAGGCAATTACTGCGGTAATGCTACGAGAGAGATTCAAATCTTACTTTCTTTTGATTACGGCTACTGGTTTCAACCAAATGATGCCTACAAGACTACTGATGACCTGTCAGGCGTTACAGGCGTATTCGAATATCTGGCAACTTCTATCTAAGGTTGTTTGCTTTACTCCAAGCCTCACCCAACGGTGGGGCTTTTTTGTTTAATTTTGAGCATGATATTCCGCATCTACATTAATAACACACTGGTCGACAATCCTGAAAACTGGGAGGCGTTGAAGATAGAATATAAAAGGGATGACGACTTGAAGGGATTGTTTGTCAAGTACTCCAACGACATTAAATTAGCCGGAATAGGGTACAATCTAATCAATAATGCTATCAGGTATGATGGGGTATGTACCGTTCTCCCAGTGAGGGTTGAGAGCAGATGCCATGAATTTGACAATTGGAATATCATATTTACGGGCGTTATCCGGTGTAAGGATGTCAAATTTGAGCAGATAGGGCAGGAGTGCTTTGTGCTGATTGATTTAGAACAAAATAACCCATCGGCAACATTGAGCGAAAGTTCAGACGTACAGGTTAGTCTATTCAGTGAGGAATCAGTAAATAAGACCGTACCGATAGATTTTGACCCACATGAACTTTATGAGCGGTTTGCGCCCCTGTCTGGTCTGGCTATTCCTGCCAATACATCCCCGTGGTTAAGAGAGAATCCAATCGGCTATGAATGTAAGACAGTGGTTGACCAGATGCTTTCTTTCCTTACTGATGGACAATTGCGACTAAGGTCTGATATTTTTGATTTAGCACCATCGGATGACTACTGGAATATTGCTTTAACGGCAGACACACTGGCGAATTTCAGTACGGTTAGTTGCACCATTACAGACTTCTTTAATAATCAGATTACAGCCTCCTTCATTGCAACAGGAAATAGAACCAATGACCTTATACGATGGGCAAATGCTGTCATCTATGCCTCTCAGCTAATGGGCAGTTGTCCTGATGTATCGGATGCCTTCCGGTCAGGAGATAACAGGTTCTTTGTTCCCTTTGGCATCGCTGAGGCAACACCTACGGCTGGCACGGCATTGCTGTTAAGAGCATACAGTCCTATCCAATCTGTTACCACCTCAGTTAGCAGTCTGGGAGGGAATGTTACCCTGACAGTTACCAATCCCATCCAGTACACAAGGGGCTTAAAGGGATTACATCTGGTCAAAGGTCAGGAGTTCTGGCAGATATGGGGTGCTGCCAATATTGAAATGTTCTTTAGCTTCGAAAATCTCATTAAGGTACTGAGTGCAACCTTTGATTTGCAATACGACTTCGAATACGATGCAGGCGAAGACCAGTGGTACTTAAGACTTGAACCGATGGAATATTTTTTCTCGGCATCTGCAAGTGCGTACAACTTCACCAATGTTCCAGACCTTGAGAAAGCATTTGATGAAAAAAGAATCAGAACGGGATTAAAATTAGGGGCTAATTATACAGAGGATGACTGGAATCTGACAGGGTTATACAATATCTTAAACCCCACTACGGCAGCATTCCTGAATGAGTTTGTCTTTGAAGACACAGAGAAGGTATTTGAGAGTTTTGACTTCGCTGGATGTACTCAGGGCGTGTATGAGGATGTGTATGACAACCAGTACACCTTTGGCGGTGCAGGTCAGATTAACAACATGACACTGCCGAATAGTTGGGCAATAAGTAACTATCAATCTATTGCTGAGAAGGTATTTTTTATGGACACCAAATTCAATCTCCTTTCCGGTCATCATGAATTTAGAAAGTTTAATTATCAGCGGTCTAAATTGGTAGGAGGGGTCTATACCTTAGTCAATCACTACATCTATAATGCCAATTATACAGTCTGGCAGTTCTTGCAGTGGAAGTACTTCGGGCTGGCATCTCCTATTGCGGTGCGACCGAAGTTCATTACAGCATACCTGAACATAGCCGGAACAATGTACACCACATCTTCAAGCATTGGGGCAAAACAAGCATTAACCACTCTACCTAATAACAACTTCCTGCAACGGTATAAGTTCAGCTACCCTATTTCCCCCTCCGATTTTGCATCGATAGGTCAACGGGCTAAGGTGCAACTTGAGGGAGAGGATGCCTACCTGCTGAACATTAATTATACGCTGTATAATGGCATGGCAGAAGTAGAACTTATGGTAAATTTATAGCTTTGATACTCAATGCCTTAGCTTGCTTAAATTGAAAAGCATTGATTAACACCTTGCTATTCAGTAATTTTGGGTATGATAATTCAAAAAGAGTTGAAAGACTTGAAAAGCCGTATCCGTAATAAGTGGGGTACGGTCAATAATTTCTATGAGCAATTCGAAAGCGAATTCCAGAATCAGGGCATCAAGATTGCTGAGTTAATGGCCATTATTGCCGGAAGGAAGCAGGAATGTGTCAACATTCAAACTCTTGACTTTGTTCTTGAGAAGGTCAGATTAGAGCCAAACAATTTTTGCAGTATTAGCCCCGAGATGAAAGTTCTTTTAAGGCAGAAACTTACGGAAGACTATGGAGGGGTTCATGCCTTTTGTGAATCTAAGGACATCCTGCCTTATGAGATGCACAAGTCCTTTAGAAAGAAGCGATTTGATACCAATTTACGTACGGCATGGTCTGCTGTTGGCCTGCCTCCGGTGTGTGTTACTGAGGAAGACAAATAAACCTATAAGTTTACTTTTGTTCAAAATTTAATCCATTGACTTACAACCGTTTACACAATTTAGATAAAAATCTGTTGTATTATAATGTAGGATTATGCAATTTTGGGCATGGAAGAAAAGAAAATAATTATCCCAAAGATGGAGGATTTGGTCAAGGACTACGATTCTTGGTCAGAACTGGATGAGTTCACCTTTTTAATCAATCAGAATCCACCTGAGAAGTGGGTTAAGGTTCATCCCTTCATTAAGGACTGGAAGTACCTGCCGATTGAGAAGGTCGAATATTTGCTCAAAAAGATATTCAAGGACTATCAGATTGAAATTAAATTCGCTCAGACAGCCTTCAACGGGGTTGTGGTTGGCGTAACGGTTCACTACCTGCACCCTGTATTGAATGAATGGAGAATGCAGGATGGAATCGGGGCAATGCAGTTGCAGACTGCCAAAGGAACAAGTCCGGCAGATTTGGCAAATATCAATAACGGTGCTGTATCAATTGCATACCCTATTGCTGAGGTCTATGCAATCAAAGACGCATGCGAAAAGATAGGTCGCCTCTTTGGGGGGGATTTGAACCGCAAAGACACGATGGGTTATGAGGTTTTCCTTCAACCGAAAAAAAATAATAAAATGGCACTGCCAGACAAAACGGCTGAAATGATTCAGGATATTCTGAAAATTCAAACCATTGAAGAGCTGGACATGATGGCTGTATTGGATTGGACTGCCTACCCTGATGAAGTGCATCAGGCATACACAAACAGAAGGGAACAACTGAAATGATTACCACCATTAGCCAAAGCCTGATGAAGGCTTACCAGAAGTACCTGATTAAAGCAGAATGCGGATTGAGGCTCAAAGCCCTCTACATTGACAATACGCACCACTCTATGCCCTCCGATGCTATGCAGTTGGGTAAATGGTTCGAGTATTGCGCAACTGGAAGCACAGGCAGGGATGGCGCACCTGAGCCGGAACGCACTGCCAAAGGTCAACTGACTGCTGATTATGCCAGAGCTGAAATGCAAGCAAATTATTTCAAGGTTTTCTGCAAAGGATTGGGCATTGAAATCCTGCACACAAATAAGCATGTCCAATTGGGGCATCTTACAGGCACGCTTGACATTGTCGCCAAGTGGAACGACCGGATTGTAACGATTGACCTGAAATACTCAGGCCTGATGGATAACAAGTGGGATGAAATGGGATGGGAAATTGAAACCCTTGCAGACAAAGAGCATCACATGGTGCAAGCAAGGCATTATACGGCAATTTCAGGAACTCCTTTTTATTTTTGGGTGTGGCATCCGAAGCAGGAGATGGTCAACAAACTAATTGAGGTTAAGATTGACCCTGACAGCATAGAGAAGCACAAGGAACAAGCCCAGAACATGATTAACGCACTGAACATGGACATAGCATTAGGACTTAAGGCGCGTCCTGAACTGATGCGGTGTGCCAAGTGTGAACTCTTCGAAACTTGCGACAAAAAAGCACTCCTGCCAGAAGTTGAAACTGTTTACCATTCGATTTGATTCAAAATAATTCGTAACTTTACAGCACAGTCTACCACACTGTAAAAGACATAAAAGAATAATCACCTCCCTTTTAAAGGATTGATTACTTGTGCCTGAGCGTGGTGGTAGCCGTTCAGGCACTTTTTTTATGGCTAAAGACAAAACATCCTTCATACTTTATTGCGACCAAAAGGGGCTTTTTGACAAGTTGCCGGATGAGGTTGCAGGGAGATTAATCAAACACATTTTCGCTTATGTCAATGATGAGCATCCAGAATCGGAGGACTTGCTTCTTACAATTGCGTTTGAATCTATCAGGAATCAACTCAAAAGGGATTTGGTAAAATGGTCTGACAGCATTGAGGCAAAATCAAATAGCGGAGCATTAGGCAATTTAAAACGGTATAATTTAGACCTGTATGAGAAAGTAACAAGTTCAGAACTTACGGTGCAGGAGGCTGTATCTATCGCTAAATCTCGCAAAGCATCGCACCGCGACAATGTGCCATCGCAAACGGTCGCAAACCTCGCTGTTAATGTAAATGATAATGTAAATGTTAATGTAAATGATGTTATTGTTGTTAGCACAACAGACAAAAAAAAGACTTTTAAAAATTGGAGCAAAGATGAATTCATTGAAGACCTAAAACAGTTCTCAGAAGAATATCCAAAAGATACGCTTAACGCTTTTTTCTTGTATTGGTCCGAAAGTTCCGCTTCCGGCAAGATGCGGTTCCAACTTGAGAAGACATGGGAATCAGCAAGGCGTTTAATTCGTTGGAAAGAATCTAATCCCGTTGCCAAAATTTTACTGACAGAACAAAAACCTAAATTTCAGAAAAATGAAGCCTAATAAAAACTTAGCCCTTATCCCCCCCTCAGCTACTGAAATGGAGCAAGCCGTACTTGGGGCATTACTGCTTGAAAAAAATGCCATGTACGAGGTGAAAGACATGCTGACTGAGGATATGTTCTTTGAGGATAAGCATAGATGGATTTTTAAATCCATTCACAGTCTTTTCATAGTAAGCAAGCCTGTTGACCTTCTGACAGTATCAGCGTGGCTTAGAGAGGCAGGAAAATTAGAACAGGCAGGCAATCTGTTTTACCTTTCAGAACTAACTTCAAAGGTTGCATCCTCAGCCCACATTAAGCACCACTGCTTTCACATCATTGACAAGTACCTGAGGCGTGATATGATTTTCAAGGCGCAACGCATTCAGACTATGGCATGGGATGAAACGATTGAACTGGATGAAGCAGAAATGGAGTTAGACAGCATTAAGGCTGAGTACCGGAATGTGATTGCACGATTGGGGGGCGTTGAATCGGTAACACTGGATAAGGCGTACCTGCAACTGATACGCTCGATGGAGAAACAGCAAGCCTCAGACGTGCCTTATGGGCTGTTAACCGGAAAACACTTCATGGATGACTTCTTAGGCGCAATTGAACCGGGATTAATTATCATAGCCGGGAGACCGGGCATGGGTAAGACTACTTTTGGAATGTGGCTTTCGTACCAATTGGCTAAGAATGGCCATGCAGGGGCATTTATCGGACTGGAGTTGACCCAGTTCCAAGTGATGCGGAGGTACATGGCTATGATTGCAGGAATAAGTCTGGATTACATTAAGAACCCTAAATTACTCAAGCCTGAGGACTGGAATAAGATTAATCAAGCCAAAGTACCAAGTAACCTTGTATTGCCGGATATGGGTAGCCCTTATGTGAACCTGCTATGTATGGAAATAGAACATCAGGTCAGGAAGGGTGCAAAATTTGTGATTGTTGACCAATTGAACTTTATCAAAGAAGACCCACGTTATCGGCCATTCTCGAAAAATGATGAGTTAGGCAACATTACCAGACCATTAGCACAATTGGCAAAGAAACTTGAAATTCCCATCATGGTTCTGCACCAACTAAACCGGAAAGCATCAGAGGACGAGCCGGAACTGCACCACCTCAGAGATTCAGGCAATATCGAACAGGACGCAAGGGTTGTAATCCTGTTGGATGTACCCTTCAAAAGAGGTGTTAAGGAGTTAGCAGATGGAACTTCAAGCCAGAACCGAGCGGTCATTAAGATTGCAAAAAATGGCGAAGGCGAAGCCCCTGTTAGAAGCATCCCAACGTACAGACCTGAACTGTTTACCTACGATGATGATGCCCCCGAGCCTTATTTTGCGCCTAAGATTGCCTTTCAGCCTTCGGA